CCTTTGTAAAATATATCGTAAGTCTCTTAGTGAATGATAATCACTAATTTCGTCTAACTCACTGAGTTCTTTTGCTTCTTGTGCTCTGTGGTGAACCTTGGGGATAAGGTTGGGGGCGTTTTGTTTGGCCCATCGGATGTAGTTTGGGTCCATTCGCTCAACATCTGCGAGTTTATGACCTTTGTATTTGCCAAACTTAAATACCATAAACGTGTTGTGGGATTCCTAATTCTAAACGAGCAAACTCTCGTTCTTCCCACTCAGCAATCATTTGTTCAAACATTTCTTCCTCCATGACCTTTATTTTTATTAACACGTAAATATAAGAAGGCCCTTTCGGGCCTCCAAATCTTTAAAAATATCTTTTACCTTCTTCTCGAAGTTTATCTAACTCACGTCTTAATTCTTTAAGTTTATCAAGTTCTCTACTTAATTTTTTTTGCTTATTTAAATAACTTCCAGGACCATCGTTTACATTTTGAATAAGTTCAGTTTGTTGATCTATTTCTTTAAGTTTTTGTTCTATAGGACTTAATTTACCATCTCCATCTAAATCATATTCGTCTACTATTTCCCAATCTTTAGAAGGTTCATTTAATTCTTCAGTAGGAAGAGAATCCCAAGCTTTAGATTCATCTTCTTTTTTAAAATATTTTGTTTTTAAAAACTCTAATGAGGGTTCACCGCTCATTTTAACTTCAACTTTAGGTTCTTCCTCAATTACTACTTTTTCACCATAGATGTTTTCTTTGGTTTTAGGACGTAATTGAGCAAAAGCAAAGTTAGCTGCTACTACAAGTGAAATTGCTAATGGGTCGAATACAAAGATAATTACTAAAAGTAACCAGTTGATAATTCTATCCATAGAAACACCTGTTAAACCTGAAAGATATTTAAGTGGGCCTAATTCACCTGCTAGTTCGCTGTTAGTAGATATATCTACAATTTCTGTTTCATATGCAAATAGCTGCTCGTTTAAACCATCTACTTTAGTATTGATGCTGTTCTGTCTTTCAATAGCCTGGTCTAATTGATTCTCTAAAGCTTTTCTAGTGGCTGAGGATGTTGTTGTAATAAGGTTACCATCTTTATCTTTATACTGAATAATGTTATTAGCTAACCCAGCTCTTAAATCTGCTACTGCTTTATTAATACTTTCTTTTTCAGCCGTATAAACCTCGAGCTGTTCTTTAATATTGTCTCGCTTTGTTTCTACTAGTGTTACTTGAGCATCTACATTACCAGCTTTATTAGCTGTTTCTTGATAAGCAGCAGATAAGAAACCATAGATACCCATTGATGTAATTAAAATAAGAACTACGGTAGCAATTGCTAAATAAGCTCTTAAACCTTTGTTAATTTTATCCCAATACTGGTAGAGTAGAGATGCAATTACTAATTTAGCTACTTCTAGTGAACCAGCCATAATGATTACTTGGAGCGATGCTCCAGCAAAGAGTTTGCTAAGGCCGCTAACTGAATAGAAAGCGGCCGAAGCAGACACCGACAGGGCGGAGAGTGCGATTATAAAGGGAAAAATTCTATCTTGAATTTTTTTCCACATAGGTTTATTTTCTTATACCCTTATGATTGTCTATGCGGTCTAGAATTTCGTTTAATAATTCTGCTTTAATAAAACCGGCCATAGAGGCATTTTTAAGGGCACTGATTAATTGTAATACAATGAATGGTACGATAATTGTTTCGCTAAGCCAAGCTGTTCCTGCAAAGCCTTTTTCTACCATTAAAATTACTGTTAAGAAAACTATCCAAGTTATAGCACGTTGTAATACTCTAACTGCTTTACGAGTTTCAAATCCTTCACGTTTAATACCAGCAACAATGCCAAAAAAGCCATCAATAAAGATAACTGCAATGAGTCCTAAATATTGCTCAAGGTTGCCCATATAGAGCTCGAGAAAATAAGAGCAAATAAATGACATAGAAGTTGCGGTTGCTGTTATAGCTAATAATATAGAATTTGTTTTCATAGTCCTACATAGGTTTCTTTGCGATGGCTTTCCAGGGCGTGGAAATTAGAATGTAGTTGTTCGCACAGTTGGTTAAATTTATTTTGTTCGTTATTTGGAAAATAAAACCATTCACCACTTACCCTATAGTGATCCCACATAAAATGTAGGGAACTTTCTATTTTAGTAGCAAACTCTGATTCGAAACATTCGACTAAAACAAGTTCACTAGGGCAACCTGTTTGGAGATTTTTTAATCTTTTTTTTACGTCGCCCTTAGTGAAACCTATTTTATACTCTTCTAAGTCTCGAGTCTTTACCAAATAAACGAAAGCCATTTATGCTATGTCTTTCGATTCGATAAGGGTGTAAGTAAACTTAGAATTACCTTCAGCTACTGATTTTCTAACAATTGTCATAAATGCTTCGAAATCAGCTGCCTTTTTGAATACTTGACAACCCTCGGACCAGTTTTCAACGTATGTTGAATTGGCACCTGCTTTGTGAATATTGATACCGAATACACCTTCTTGGATAGATGTTTCATCGTAAGTCATATCTCTGTTAGCATCACGGTATACTTTTACTTTACCGATTTGCTTAAGAGCTTCATACTTACCTTGGTGTTTACCTAAGAAGTGTGAATCGATGTATTGGCCTGGAACTAAACGAGCTACACCAGCAGCGTTGTGGTATTCTTTAACACCTTTAGTTCCTGGGTCTGTAGTGTTCATCCACTCTTTGTAAACCCATTCACCACCAACTTTATAAGAAACAGAGATACGGTCGTCAAAAGCATTAGTTACTTTTTTACCTGTATCTGAATTACGAATACCAACAATGTTTAATTTATAGTCTTTATCATCAAACCATTTGTAACCTTTTGCTTTAACAGCGGCTTCAATTTTATCTTTTGAGTATAAAGCGTCAGCTGTAGGAGTGTTGTTAGGTGTTAAAACAGGTTTAGCAGGAGCAGCTCCAGCTACAATACCCATTTTAGCTAAAGTAGCAGGACCAACGATACCGTCAGCTACTAAGCCATTTTTCTTTTGCCAAGCCTTTACAGCTTCTTCAGTCTTAGGACCAAAGTTACCTACTTGCTCAACACCTAATACTCTTTGAACTTCTTTAATAAGCTCGTGTTTATCACCTCTTTTAAATACCATAATTAACCTAATTCTTCTTCGTTTTTATCTTTACTAAAAATCTTTGTTACACCATCAATACCAAATGAACCAAGAGTGATGATTACAAATGAATTGAAGATTGTGTCTGTAATAACTAATTCCATACCCATGATACCTGTAATGATATCAGCAGCAGCGAAAATAGACATTACGGCAAATGATGCAAACCCAACGATGTTCTTTTCGTTAAACTGGTTGTCATCTTTAAAAATGTCGGTAAAAGCCATAAGTTTACGTTTTAAATAATTTAACATAGTGCAACGTATTAGGTGAAACAATTATTGATCTGTAATAAATATTAGTCAGAGATATTAGACTTAAAACTTAAAATAATTTTTTAAGCTTCTTCCCAGCTTTTTTAGCTCCACCAACAGCAGCGTTACCAGCATCTTTAGCTCCGCCAACAACTGCGTTACCGGCATTGTTTACAGGCTCTGCTACTTTGTCTACTACCTTAGTAGTTTCTTTAGCTACTGTGTTTGCAGTATCAACTACTGCCTCTTGTGCTGGTTTAGTGTCTACACTAACTGAAAGGTCAACATCCACTCCAACTAATAGAGCAACTTCACCTTCAACTCCGATAGTTGCAACACCATCATCCATTGTAGCACCACCACCAACTTCAGCGCCTACTTGTACTCCAGCTGATACTCCAGCTCCGGCAGATGCTCCATTACCATTTTCATCGTAAGTACTATTAGATGCTCCAACACCAACTGATGCTCCAGCCATTGCTCCTGCATGTCCTTCTGCACCATCAGCTCCTACTTGTCCGCTTGCACCAACATAAGCCTTTGCTTCTGCTCCTGCATGAACTTCGGTTGTGTTAGTTACTCCACCATAAGATACTGAGTTAGATGCTCCTACTTCAGCTGATGCTCCTACTTCCGCGTGAGCGTCTACATATGCGTTTCTTCCATCCCATCCAGCTTCAGTTGTTGCTTCAGCGTGAACCTCTGCTTCTGCATGAGCTTCTTGAGAGATAGTTACATCTCCAATTTGATTTGAGTTCTCTACTCCAGCATGAACTTCTGCTCCTGCCTCTACACCAGCACTTACTGATGTGTTTGTTACTTCGGTTCCAGCAGATACTCCTGCGGATGCTCCAGCGTTGTCGTTACCTACGCTTACGTTTGCTTGTTCTGACATAATTTAATTGTTTGTGTTTGATAATGATTCACCATCTTCTTCATCCATCTTTTGCACAAGCATCTTATCCTTGTCAGTGTCCGAGAACCAATAGTCGATTATTTTTCCATAACTACCTATCAATGCTCCTAAGAGGAGTAATAATAGTTCTTTCCATTCTCCGCTCACTTCACTTCCGATGTGAATAGATATAAGTATTCCTATTGCAATTGTCATAAAGGTGATTAAAACTACTAGAGTCATTAACCATCTTCTGGTCATCATTGAGAGGAGGAGCTTCTGAAAGCCTTTCTCTTCTACTGGGTTGTTGTTTGTTTCCATATTAATCTAATGCATTAACTATTGCCTTCTTTACCGCGATAGAAAATTCTGTTTGCTCAAAAGGAAGATTTTCATCTTGCAATTGTAATAAGGTAGCTGCTACATTCATCTTAGCTGTACCTACTCCTACACTTTCTTTGCCATCTTTAGTAACTTTAACAGTTACAATAGTTTTCTTTTGTTTGAATTCAAAAGGGCCGATACGAATTGCGTTTGTTGGTGCTTCTATTGATTCTACTACTACATGGACGGGTGAGCCGTCTGGGCAAAGTGGCGTGTTTTCAGCAAGTACCTCTTCAGTTATTTGACGTACACCGAAAGTGAATTTTTCCTCGCTAATACCCGCGATAGATGCCATTGACATCACGCTGGCGACAAAGTAACATACTATTGTGTTCATTGGATTTTAAATAAATTGTTAATTGTTGTTTTGTGTTTACCGGTTGCCATTATATAAAACTGATTTTGATTTAAAAATGTTCCACTTTGGGTTGGTGGGTAGGTACTATAATAATTATTAGTTGGGTTAGATTCTATAATAGTTTTTTGTGATTGAGTAAATATATAACTTTTCCAATATATTCCTGAATTTATTAGGTCATATCCATATTTAATATCATCCCAATTAAATCCACCAGTATTATCTATATCACAAGTGT